CATAAAGTCTGCGATACCATTCCTCTCATTTTGTTTTGTCAGATCAGATTGAGTTGCGTCACCACAGAACATAATCTTGGTGTTTTCTCCAACTCTAGTAATAATACTATCAAGTTCATGATAGTTTAAGTTCTGGAATTCGTCAACAATAACAATTGCATTGTCAAGTGTTGTTCCACGAATGAACGACGTAGACCAGAATGAAATCGTTCCTTGAGTCTTAAGGTTACCATACAGCATCTCAAAATCAGAGTCTGTTGGCATCTCAAACATATACTTCACCATATTCTTATAAGGAATCTGGAAAAGTGCAGACTTATCTTCATGGTCTCCAGGAAGGAAACCGATCTCTCTGGTAGCCACAAGCGACCTGACCAAATAAATCTTTTCATATGGTGTGCTCTGATCTAAGACATCACACAGAGCATTGTAGAGCGTGATGAATGTCTTTCCTGTGCCTGCTGCTCCATATGCAACTACATTCTTACCAGCATCATAGGCATCAAATAAAACTTTTTGATTGTCTGTTAGCGGTTCAATGTCACGAAGAAAATCAGAGTTGATTGGTTTCTTTCTTTTCATCTGTTTGGCAGTCAAGCCAACTCCGATTGGTCCATCAGATACTTTTCTTTTTCTTGGCATAAGTGATAGGAATTAAACAGGTTTTACTCGGGAACCAGGCGCTTTTGACGCCTTGTAAAGGACATCATTCCACCCTGGATGAGACTTTTTGAGTTTGTCATAAACTTCTCCAAGTTCTCCAGAACTCGGTGCTGTTGATGGATCCGACCAATCCCTCTGCCAATCAGGATTGTCTTCCTTCCACTGATCCCATTCATGAACGCTGAGAACAACATTTTTTTGTTCGCCAGTCTCTTTATTAATAACAGGGTATGTTGCCATGTGTAGAATTATGTATACAAATATTTAGACCCACTCAAGGGCTTCGGAGACAGAGGGAAACTGCTCAATGAAAACTTTCTTACATGCTTCAGCAATGTCCATATGCTCCTTCTGAGTTCCGTTAGCAGATCTCAGAGTAATATAATGGATCCATGACCTGCATGAGCCCGTCATGTAGATTCTAGTGGGCGTGCATAACGGAAGCACCATTCTTGCACATTCCTTTGCCACTCCACGACCCAACATCTGCTTATACAGTGCCATCGAAGAATCGAATAGAGTCTTCATTTGCATCTCCATTTTTTGAACCTCAAAAGGATCGAGATCGTCAATAGAGTTCTGACGGTTCTTATCATCCTGGCGACGAAGTGCAGGTAGAGGAATTACATCTCCCAGCAGAGAAGAATCTGCATAGCGTTGCGAAAACTCTTGATATGTGAACGAACGATGACGTAGTATTTGGGCCGCGATTGCCCGTGTAGTTTGAATCTCAAGAGTCATTGTAGATTGTTCAAATACACTCCAATGATTATGCTTGATACAATACCTTAAGAGACCTGCAAATTTATCATTGTCCTGATTTGCAGGATTAGAGACTCTGGCAATGTAAGCCATAGTCTGCTCCGCATCGGGAGTAACAGAAATCAGTTTTACTTGTTCAGTCATCGTCATCCTCAAATACTTCGTCGTAATCAATTATATAGTTTGATGGGGGATCATCAAAATTCTCCGCTTTATAAGCATCAATGTCAGAATAAACTTCTGACTTTAGACACTCTAGCACAGATTCAAGATTTCTGATGATCAGTTTTAAACTCTCTTTATCCATGAATATGAGTTATGGTATAGGTATATTAGCATAAAAAAAGAGGGGTCGTCAACCCCTCTCTTTGCGAAATTAGACTTAGCTTAAGATCCTCCTACAAATTCTTTTACATGTCGCTTGGTCAGTATCGCATTCTATAAGACAATTATAATAGTCATTGATTAGGTCAGATTCCTCCATGGAACGGTCTAGAGTTTTTGTTAATCGTTCTACACTTTGTTTCCAACCTGCCAGTTGATTATATGAAATAAGATTGTGCATAATGTCCTCCATTACACTATAAAAAGGACATACCAACATACCAAAGAAGTTTTAGTTACATAAGTGTGTCCTCTCTTTCAACTCTATCATATCTATACATGTTTGTGTTAATTCACTAACATTTGTAAATTTGTCATATAAAGACAAAAAAAGAGAGGGTTTGTAACCCTCTCTTTATAGTTCACTTGGTGTAAGTCTTACCACGATAGCAGAATGTACCGTGTGTTTCCTTACTCTCTACACAACGAGTATCATACTCAACACCACGATATGCGGTATGAGTGATTTGTGCATCGTGCAGTGCAGCAGCTTTGGTGATCTGCTTTTTGATGAGATTTAAGGTGTTCATTGTAGGTCTCCTAAAGGATGGGATTTGAGCCCCGTTCCTTCAGTCGTTTGCGTCCCAGTAGTGATTGCATTCTGGCACATAGTCCTTAATGGTCTCGACCAATTCTAACTTCCACTCTGCCTCTAGATGCTCATGCTTTTGAATGCGTAGCATTATAACATCAGCATCTGCACATGACATTGTGGTTGATAGTAGCAATTCTATCATGGGATGAACGCTCCGTTCCGCGACTTACTTGCGTCCCACAGAAATGGGATGAACGTACAGGTATTATATACCCTATAAAGTATATAGTCAAGTAGTTTTGTATTGTATGTTACTACTATTTTATTCTTCACATATATAACCATCTTCTTGACCATCTCCCCTACTCGCTAAAAAGTCAGAGAGACTATTTTGATGTTGGTCTTCCACATATTCTTCTGGATTATTTTTATAATACTCTTCTACCTCCTGGTCATATTCAGTCCAGTCAATCTTTGGTTCTTTGCCATCTATACGATTAACTTCATGGATGGAAGAATTAGAAAGTTTTTTGATCTTCCTATATTTTTTTGATAATTTAGAAAGTTCATCATCAACATGATTGCTCTTATTTAATTTCTTTCCAAATCCATTCATGAAAACATTCCTTTAGTATTCATATAGTTGAGAGTCTCTTTCAAGGTTCCTCTGAACATACCAATAGAGATCATGGGATACTCAGCCTCATCACCAAACTCATCTCTGAATTGTTTTTCAGTAAAGTGCTTATCCAGATTATATACAACAACTTCATCAAGATGAACAGCACTCAAAAGAGATGCTGCCCTCTCACATTCTTGACTGCCGTTACTATAAATCGCTGCTGTTGTCATTTCTTCTTATGGTTGTATTCGATTACAATTTTTTCATGTTGGGTGGTTCTATCAGAGCAATAATAGTGCTTTGCTTCAGCACCCAAGATCTGACAGATATTATCTATTTGTTTCTCAACAGTAACTTTTCTAAAGTTGTCGTCAATCACGTTGCCTCCAATCGTCAGGTTTATCTCTTTGAAACCAATCTACAATTTCATCTGCACCATCGAACCCCGTCTTGTGATTGGATGGGTCGGGGTCTCCTATTCCCATCCTATTCATAAAATCATCCATACTACCTTCCTGGATGTCCTGAGATGCTTGGCGTCTTGCTTTCTGCAACCAGTCTCTGGCAAGTGTATGAGCCTTGGCAAGTTTTTCTGCCCAGATCATATCCTCTAGGGGAACCTCTTCTTTGTTCGCAATACATCTGCAAATGGACTCAAGTCTGAGTCTGTATTGGGTGGAGAGCATGTTACTTCTTTCGGAGTTTAGATTCTAAGTCTGTTGCTTTTTGAAATTCCGCATAAGCATCTTCAGATCGCTCATGAATAATATCCATAAGATCGGTATAGATCACATCAGCATCAACATAGTTGTCAAAATATAGGTCTAGTGACTCTTTTAGATACCTTTTGCGGGTCCACTCAGGCGAGTATGGTTTATACATGATATTGATGATACATGGTTAAAGCATAGTACTATTTACTTTGGTTGTCAAGTCAATGGTTTACCATGCTTATCAACCAAACCAAGTTTTTTGATTTGAGAAATATTTGATTTCTCATTTTTCTTGATCTTTTTATATTCCTTGATAAGTTTGTCTACCTCATCATTAGAGATGTTGACTTTTAACTGTTTGTCCTCCTCTTTAGAGACAAACCCAAGGCCTGATGACTTCATTTTTTCCTCAGAGTCAACATAGTCATTAATGACTTCTTGAATTTCATCTCGGATGAGTTCATTTATTTGTGCTTTGAGAAATTCGTCACTCATTTTCTTTTCTTTTCTTTCTTAGGTTTTTCTCCCCACAGTTTGGGATTGACTGTTCCATATCCAAAATCAATTTTCTTTACAGAATCCTTTCCATACATGTCATAGTAAAGATCAAACAGTCTAACGACTTTACCACATCGGGTAAGATCGATATGCTCCTTTCCATTTACAACATACCAAATCAATCGTGCATCAGTAGGAAAACTTTTATCATTTGCTCGATCTAAAGTTGTCTTCTCCAATAGAATTTGGCACCCATAACTCTCTGGCGAAATGTTGGTGGTTTCGTGTCCGTATTCCGCCATGTCCTCTTTTTGTTCTTGGTCCTTTTCTGCTACTACTGTCATGAACGACCGCCCCACTGAATATCAGGATATGCTTCCTTTACAACATCAACAGTAATTTTGTACTTGTCTGATAGTTTTCCATCTTTGACAAGGCAAATAACTTCTGATTCTTTGGGGTGAAGACCCTCCAGAAGATTGATAAACATCATCTCTCTACGGATGGTTGAGAGTGTGTTATTACCTCCTTGAACATAGTGATAGAGGTTCTGGTACTCACGACGCAAAGAAGTTCTTCCTTGTCCTTGTAAGTCCTGTTTAGTAGCAGCTTCACCACCTCCTGCCTCTCTTGAGAGGTTATCGGAAAGAGTGCCAGTATAAACATTCTGATCTTTCACATCACCATATGGAACTTCACCTTCAGGAAGAAGAGAGATCACAGACTCATCAAAGTTCCATACAAAGATTACTTTTAGAGAATCGTGCTCATACTTTTTCAGTGCCTCCACCTTCTTTGCCTTGGTTCTTTGCTTAGAAACAACTTCAAGGACCTCAAAAACAAAAGGATTTGTAGGGAGATCTGGAATAGGTGTGTTTGCTGTCTTTGGTTTTGCCACTCTTTTTCTTGTAGTGGTTTTAGACTTATTCGTTGTCGTCGTAGTCTTCGTCGGGCTCATAATCGTTTTCAAATCTTACAGCTAAAATTTCATCGGGGAGCATGTTGCCATTTTGATCAAACATCTCTGGATGCATTACTGGTTGCTTAGCCTTGTTTAGAAAAGCATAGACCAGATCATTTCCAAACCATCCTACCATAAGTCCGATAAAAAAGGAACCAATGATTCCTGCTCCACAAAAAAATAAAATATAAGGGGTTGCTGATTCCATGTTAGACCTCCTGAGAGTTTGTCGTCTTTTTTACATCTATGTGAAATTCAAAGTAAAAATGAAACTCTCTCTTGAGGATGGAGATCATTTTACCAAACTTCACTTGAAAAGTTTTTGGTCTCGGTGCTCCCCTCCTATTTCTTAATAATAATTCAAACCCACGATTTATGTGGGAATCTTGATTATTTAGATTGCTTTTTTCTTCGTCCAGGTTTTCGGTCATTACTATACCTCCATGCATCCTCTAAGATTCCATACAAATAGTTTTTAATCTTTCTTGCTTGAGGTTTAGGGATATGACCATAACCCTCTCTCAGTTGTTTGTGTTCACTATCAGCACCACCCTTAAGATACTCATCGAGTTCCATTGTCAGATCACTAAGTTCAGCAGCAGTAGAGCTTTCAATAAAAGAATCCACTTCGTGCTTTTTTACTTTACTAGATTTCAAGTAATCATAAAACTTTAAATTCATCTGACCATCAAATGCATTATCGATTGCATGTTCAACAAGATCATAGATGTCGATGAGATTTTGTTCCATTAGACTAATTTTTGCTCCCGTAAGTATTTTACCGTTTCGGTGCATCCACCGATTATATTTTCATCCTTAAGCACTCTTGGAAAAGTAGAACTGTGTCCAAATTTTTCGTAGAATTGATCTTTGGTATAATCTACACCAAGTTGATAAACAACATACTTAAGTTCTGCTAACTGTAACACCTGCTCAACTTTTGTGCAATAGGGGCAGCCTTTCTTAGAGTAAATCGTAAACATATCAAATCAAATTTAAAATTTATTTAGAATATTCATGTTTTGGAGTAAACTCTTCCATCGGTTGTGACGGAACAGTTGGATTGCGATCAAGGTTTTTGATAACAATGAATGCATCTTTATTATACTTACGAGTGCCTTTAACTGGAGCCCACTTAGTTCCAGCACCTTCAATTTCATAAACAGAAGTGCCACCGATTTCTACAGCGATGTTATCGTAACAATCCCATCCAAGTTCTGCAATGGTGTCTTTGAGTTTATCATGCAATGCTTTCATCAAGGCAGCAGATTTACGATTGGCAATCAACTCATCATTCATAACATCCTCATCTACATCTAGTTTTCCAAGCATAAAAAAAGAGGGCGATTAACCCTCAGTATATCAATCTTTATCTTGATTGTAAAGACCTTCTAGTCTTTCCCTAGAAAGATCCACATACATAACCTCATCACCGGGGGCAGGTGCTTCTGGGTGTCGTGGTTTTGGTTGATCCATAACTCTATTGATATCACGGATATTAGACCACATCAGTGCAAAAGCACCTCCTGCGATAAGAGAGAAACATACACCATATACAAAGACAAGATAATGATTCACAGTGCGTTACCGCGTGGAAGAACTTCTTCTGGGAATACAAAGTTCTCATGCGGTTGATCCACTGGTGCCATCCAGGCACGAAGACCTTCATTCAAAAGAATGTTCTTAGTGTAGAAGGTTTCAAACTCAGGATCTTCTGATGCACGAATCTCCTGACTCACGAAGTCGTAAGCGCGAAGGTTGAGAGCAAGACCAATGATCCCAATAGAGGAAGTCCAGAGCCCCATAACGGGAACAAACAACATAAAGAAATGAAGCCAACGCTTATTAGAAAAAGCAATCCCGAAGATCTGAGACCAGAAGCGGTTCGCTGTAACCATTGAATAGGTTTCTTCCTCTTGAGTACTATCAAATGCCTTGAATGTATTTGCTTGTTCACCATCTTGATACAGGGTGTTCTCTACTGTAACACCATGAATTGCAGAAAGCAATGCTCCACCAAGAATGCCTGCAACACCCATCATGTGAAAGGGGTTGAGTGTCCAGTTATGAAATCCTTGTAGAAAAAGTAGGAATCTGAAGATTGCCGCGACACCAAAGCTCGG